CAACGGATTATACTGCTGGTGTTGATTTTAGACTCAACAAGGGCAGCAAAGGCGGCTTTGCTGACTATGGAGCATCGAACTGGGCTCGCAGAAGCCGACCGCTGTCGGACGCTGAAATGCAAGCAATCAATACACATGGGTTGTTTAATCTTTCTGATTTCTTGCCAAAGAAACCAACAGAGGTTGAACTTAAAGTTCTTTCAGAAATGTTTGAAGCAAGTGTTGACGGCGAAGCTTACGATACTGATCGTTGGGGTCAGTATTTTAGACCAGCAGGAGTATCTGCAAAAACTGGCGATCCTGTAGCAAACACTGGTAAAAAAGCAATAGTTGTAGACGACGTTGACGATGTTGATGTCGAAGTACAGGTTAAGCCTAGTGTACCGGTAAAACCAAAGGCAACCGAGTCTGAAAATTCACTGGCTGGAAATGCTAGCGCACAAGATATTCTTGCAAAAATACGTGCTCGTCAAAATCAATAAACAGTAGGGGAGTTTTCCCCTACTACTTTTTCACAGGAGATAATTATGTATAAAATTACAAAAGTCAGCGACAAACTTTTTAAAGTCGGTGAATCGTTCACAGTACACATGTACGACAACGGTTTTATGATCGAAGCCAATGGAAGAAATTCCGAAGACGATTGGGAAACTGCAAAAGTTCTTTGTTCAACAGAAGATGAACTAATTGCACTTGTCCGCGATGCTATAAACATTAAAAGAGACAGTCAGTGACATCGAAAACATTTGATCCAAGTAAATTTAGAAACAGTTTAACTAAATCTATTAAAGGCATGAGTGCCGGATTTCACGATCCAACTGATTGGATCTCAACCGGCAATTATGCGCTCAACTACTTGTTAAGTGGAGACTTTCGCAAAGGCATTCCACTAGGTAAAGTGTCAGTGTTTGCTGGAGAATCGGGTGCAGGCAAGTCATATATTGTTAGCGGTAACGTTGTAAAATCTGCACAAGAACAAGATATTTTTGTTGTGCTGATTGACACTGAAAATGCACTTGACGAAACATGGCTGCAAGCACTAAAAGTAGATACGTCTTTAGCAAAACTACTAAAGCTAAACATGGCAATGATCGACGATGTGGCAAAAACCATTTCGACTTTTATGGATGATTATAAAGCAATGAACGAAGCAGATCGTCCTAAAGTGCTGTTTGTAGTTGACAGTTTGGGTATGCTTATGAGTCCAACCGAAGTAAGTCAGTTTGAAGCTGGTGACATGAAAGGTGACTTTGGACGCAAAGCCAAAGCACTTAAAGCATTGGTTACTAACTGTGTTAACATGTTTGGCAGCTACAATGTAGGCATGGTTGTAACAAATCACACTTACGCAAGCCAAGACATGTTTGATCCAGATGACAAGATTTCAGGTGGTTCAGGCTTTGTGTATGCGTCAAGCATGGTAGTAGCAATGAAAAAACTCAAACTCAAAGAGGACGAAGACGGTAACAAAACTTCAACTGTGAATGGCATTCGTGCCAAATGCAAAGTTATGAAAACACGCTATGCAAAACCATTCGAAGATGTTGAAATTAAAATTCCTTACACTACTGGTATGGATCCGTACAGCGGATTGTTTGATCTGTTTGAAAAGAAAGGCTTACTAGAAAAGGTAGGTAATCGATACAAATATGTCGATAGTCAAGGTGTTGAGACACTGGAGTATAGAAAAAACTGGACAGGGCAATTGTTGGAAATTATAATGTCGGACTTGCCCAATAAAGAAGCACTGTCACTAAATACCAACGAAGTTGTGGAAGACACAACTGAGTATAACGAGGAGCAATAAAATGAACGAAGCTCAAATTGCAGATATTTGGATGTTATTTAAAGAATACGCCGATAAAAAAACTGTAGTTATTATTGCCGAAAAGTTTGTTGACATACTAGCAGATTATGGAGTTTCAGATGAAACTTTTCATAGTTTGATTGGAGTTGATGGGCATTTAGACGATGCAATCAACTACTATCTTGACTTAGATTCTGAAAACAACGAGGACGACGAATAATAATATGGGATGGTATTCTGAGGTATCTAGAGATATTTTAAAAATTCCTAATGCAATACAATACTTTGAAGACGAGCTGTTACAAGCTCGTCTTGAAGTAAAGATCAAAGGACATATTGAGCGAACCTCGGCAGAATTGCCAGGAATAGTTGAACATAGATTTAATCAGCTTCAAGAAATTGAAGCAATACTAGAATACTTGAATATTGAATTACGAAGATTGCGCAGTATATTTTTTAAAAAGTATTTGGAAAATTATCAACGAGCCTTGTCCAGCAGAGATGTTGAAAAATACGTCGATGGCGAAGACGATGTTGTTGACTACGAAAAAATCATCAACGAATTTGCACTGATAAGAAACAAGTGGCTTGGCGTTTTAAAAGCATTGGATCAAAAGCAATGGCAGATAACTAATATTATAAAACTTCGAGTTGCGGGAATGGAAGACGCTACCATATGAAATACCCTAAATTACAAGGAACTAGATCTACACAAAAGCATGTAATTTATTTTTCTTGTGACTGGTTGTATTATCAAGAACATGGTATACCATTAATAAAAAGTATTATAAACACAATAAACTGGATTGGTGTGCATGTGCATTTGGTTCTATATGCACCACCTACGGATTTATATCATCACAAGCGTGTTTCTTATACATACGAAATCATCACCGACGATTTTATAAATTCTATTACTCTAGCAACTGATAACGGTAAGTTGAATACCAACAAAGAATTATTGCGAACCAACGACGAATATAAAATTAAAGAAATAATTTATTTTAGTTGTGCAAGATTTTTAAAGTTAGCAGAGCTATTTCAAAAAAATCAGTTTGTACTGCAAATTGATGCAGATGCAATACTGTTTAACGAATTTTTGTTAGAAGAGTTCAAAGAAGTAACAATCAACCCTCGTGGCATGAGGAAACCCAAAGATCCAAACACATTGATTGCTAGTTGTATTAGTCTAGGTACAGGTGACGCAGGCGAACACTTTAAACATACCTTTTCAAGTTTGTTACAAGATGCATTTTCTAAAGGTGCATACTGGTATATAGATCAAGAAATGTTAAGAACCGCTTTTTATAATATCGAATTTAAAACTATAGATACCAAGTGGTGCAACTGGGGACTTAAAAAGACAGACTATTTTTCTACTGGCAAAGGCAGTAAAAAAACTCATCCTAGATTTGTAGAAAGAGTGAGCGTATGGAAGGATATATAATATACCTTTCAGAATATGCCAACAGTGTTTGTTGGGCACAGAATGCATTAGATAGTGCAAAAAAATATAATTGGAATGTGCAATTATATCCTGGCGTTGACGGTACTAAACTGCGAATACAAGATTTTGGGTTATCTGTATTTTCTTCGTCAAAAAAAGTAAAGAGATTATTTGAAAAATCTGGTGTCCACGGGTGTTTTTTGTCTCATTATCATCTATGGAAGAAATCAATTCAAACAAATAAAACCATTGCAATTTTTGAACACGACGTTGAATTTTATAAACCGTTTACAATAACTGAGTTTAATGATGTATTAAAACTAGAAGGTTTTATAGAAGCAAAACCTATATCACCCGGTAAATGGTGGGAAGGTGCAAGAGCATACGTAATCACTTCTCAAGCTGCAAAAAAAATAGTAGACTGGGTTGAACATAATGGTGCTATGCCAGCTGACTGGATGCTGTGCGACGGCATCGTTGATGTTAAATTTGACAAAAATAATTTAGTTGGATATTGTAAAAATACGTTTAGTTTTACAAAGGATTTGTAATGAAAAGATTAATCTATCAAGTATACGTCGGACAGTCGAGTAACTTATATGATGCATGTATTAAAAGTGTATCTGACTATTGTAGAAAGTACAATATAGATCATATTTTACAAAAAAATTCTATATTAAGAATTCAACCAGATTTATTAAGAACTGGCAGAAGCAAAGAAGCAGTTAGTAGATTAGGTTATCTACCTATTTTTGAAAAAGAAAATGCATTTTCTTATGTTGACAAATACGATCAAATTGCCATAGTAGACAGTGACATTTACATTAAACCAACGGCTCCTAATATATTTGAAAGTTTTGAAAATACCTACGACTTTGGTGCTGTTGCAGAACGTGAATTACCCTGTAATAAAAAATACAAATCAAAAATAAGAAAATACTCTCATAATGCTTTTGGTAATTTAAAAGATGTAGACTGGAAATGGAATGACTTAGGTGCAGAATTTTACAATATGGGTTTGATGATTTTTAATTCAGAAAATTTTAAAAATTATTTGCAATCTCAAACTCCAAGAGAATTTCTTTCTAGACCGGAATTTAAAGACTTTGTTGACGGTGTTGGATTTTACAGATGGTCTACAGATCAGATGCTGTTAAACTGGTGGGTTAAAAAAGAATCTATGAAAGTAAAAAACTTAGATTGGCAATGGAATGCTTTGTACAAAGGTATAGAAGATAAGTATTTAAAGGATGCGCACTTTATACATTTCTTCTTAAAAGATTTATTACCCAACAAAGGCGAAAATGTAACTGATTTACTGAAAGACATTTTATGAAGCACATTGCAATTAGATCAACCAGCGTAAGAAAACGCAATAGACCTTATACTACTCCGGGGCTAGGAGATCGTGTGCATACTGTTTTAATTGGGTTATTGTACAGCTTATCTCATAATGTTCCGGTAACATTACACTTAACCAGTGACAAATGGGATAAACAAAAGCCAGAATCTTTTAAAGAAATATTGAGTTTAATTCCTCCAGAATTGGTACATATTCAGCCTCATGCTGTATCTAATTTACCCGAGGATAAGTGGTTATCGTATCTAAGTCGTAAAGGGTTTGATGCTGTACCGTATTGTTATAAAGATTATTTAGGAAAGTTTGAAGACCTCGAAGACCTTGATATTTCAAAATACTTCTCTAAATATCCATGTATAACTCCGTTAGATACTAATATAAAATTGCCGTCTAAGTTTATAACAGTTCAGTGGGATTCCACCGACAAAGCAAGACGACTAAGTGATACAGAAATCAAAAATATAGAGTTAAAGTACGTTGCCGAAGGATACGACATTGTCATTATCGGAGGCAATGCACATACTGAGAATTTAAAATTTTCATTAAAAGACATAGGAAATGCAATGTTCAATGCTGATATGCATGTAGGAGTAGATTCTGGATTCATGCATTTTGCACAGATTTATAAGTTACCTAACCAGATACATATGTACAATAAAGATACAGATAAGAACAATTGGTCTCATCATTTAAAAAGAGCAGTTGACAATGGTACAGTGTTTAACAAATATTTTAATAAGGAATAAAACAAAAATGATGTTTGGTAAAAATTTACAATCGGGCCATGTTGTTGATAGGATATCTTCTAATACAGTAGGTGTAGAATTAGGAGTTTGGCAAGGCGATAGTTCTGCAAAATTTGTTACAAAAACAAAACACTTGCATTTGGTAGATGCATGGGCTGTAGAGCCTTACAAAAACAACAAAGAGCACGGAGATTACAACACTTACTTGAGTAGGTATTCAGAATTAGTAGGGTCGTCTAATCCTGAGAATTTTCAAAAATACTACGATAAGATACACGAAAGTGTAAAAGAAAAATTTAAAAATAATAACGTAACAATACATCGTATGACCACAGCAGAATTTTTTGAACAGTTTAAAGAAACAGTTGATTGGATCTATGTAGATGCTGCACATGACTTCAACGGATGTTATAAAGATTTGTGTAGTTCTTTAAAAATAGTTAAACCGGGAGGAATAATATACGGCGACGATTATAATAACCGTCCGGGCGTAAAACTAGCAGTGGATGCCTTTATAAAAGAACACAATTTAAAATTTAACAACTTCTTTGGCAATCAGTACGAAATACAGGTTCCATAATGAAAATAGAAATTCCGATCAGTGTAGGCGATTTTATAGACCGTCTAAGTATATTAGAAATTAAAAAAGAAAATAAATTAAATGTCGAAAAAGAATTAGAAATATATTATAACATTTCTAAGAATCTTGATCCTCAAGGATTTGCATATTTTAAAAATATTATTAAATCTATAAATCTTTCCTTATGGGATATTGAATATAAAAAGCGTCAAAAATCTGTAAGATATACAAACGAGTATTCTGATTTAAGTACACTAACTACACAACTAAACGATCTACGCCATGAAACTAAAAAAAGAATAGATTCTTTTTTTAACAGTGACATAGTTGAATTAAAGAAGCACGAGGAGTAAGTATGCATCCTAGTAGTATAGAAAATATGAAAAAATGTAGAAATGAATTTTTAGTATTAAAAGAGAAAATTGATATCCTTGATGTAGGGGGTCGAGGTCTCAAGAAAGCTAATAGATCGTATTACCCTATATTTCAAGATGTTGCTAAAAATTATTTTATAGCAGATATTGTAGCAGGCCCGGGCGTAACACATGTTATGCCTGCGCTATATGTTATTCCTATGGCAGATAATAGTATTGATTTGATTGTATCCGGACAAACATTAGAGCATGTAAAAAATCCTTTTAGAAGTGTTGCTGAGATGACACGGGTATTAAAGTCCGGAGGATATATTGTTTTAATTGCACCAAGTGCTGGACCACGACACGATGTTATAGACTGTTGGAGATTTATGGACGATTCATTTGCTGCAATAGCAGAAGAATGCGATTTAGAAACAATAGCAGATTGGATACATCAGGGACCGAGCGGAAGAGAAAATGAGTGGCGCGATCACATATTTGTAGGTCGAAAAAAGTGAAAGTATTTATAATAACTATTTCTAATAATAACAATAGTGTTAATTATGCTAATAAATGTTTAGAATCTATAAAAGAAACCAATAGCAAGCTTGACGCAGAGTTATTTTCGGCAGTTACTCCAGATACTATGTTTACAGTAAACTGG